AAGGTTCCCGCATCCAATAATTGTCTAAGAGCTGCTGTTGCAGTTCTTGTTAATCCACCAATCATATGTATTAAACCAAACCCATAAAAACCTGTGCCTGGTAAAAATTTAAATTGTACAAAATAATTTATTTTATTTTTCTTTGGATCTTCAGCTTTAAAATTTCTTCTAATAGATAAAACTTTATTACCTGCTTGAGATACAGTTATAACATACGGAAGTTTTATTCCTGTTTCATTTCCACTTGCATCCATATCTTCATAACCATCTAAATCTAAATTAGTGTGTATTTCATAAAGTGTGTATTGATCTTCTTGACCATCTTTAGATATTCCTTCTAATTGTAATTTTTTATCCTCTAATTGATTTTCTGTTACTGGTGGTGTTCCTAATTCTATGTCTCTATAAAAACCAGCCACTTGTTGTTTTCTTAATTCATTTTCTGAAATTTTTATGACATGTATCACAGCTTCTGCATCCTCTAATGAGTTTGCAGAGTATGGTACAATTAAATCATCTGCTGGTACAAACTTTGACACGGCTCTACCAATAATATCGTCATAGTAAACTTTTTTAAAAGTAGAGCCGGAGAGAGGGAGATAGAATAACATTTGATCAAACTCTGGTTCATACTCTTTCATCTGATCCATAATTTGATAATTCATAAAATCTTTTACACGTTTAGCTTGCTCTTCTTTTGCAACATTTACATCTCCTAAAATTTGAGTTCTTACTGGTCCATCAGACGGGAGTAACTCTTTATAAGCCTGCGCTTGAAATTGCGTAACTGCTTCCGCAAGAACTGGGTGATTGACACCAGAAGCACCTCTAAACGGTTCTGTTCTTCTTTCATATTTAAATCCTAATAGTTCTAGTCCGTTTCGATATGTGTCTTCCCAATCGCCACGAGACTCTTTGTATTCATTATATTGTTCTACCATTTTAGCACCAAGTGGTTCTAAAATTTCATCACCTAAACTTTCTGCAAGATTAGCAAAATGATCTTCTATTGGATCGATTGCTGCGTTTGGATCAAACGAAACTTCTGCACCACCTTCTTCATCCATTGCTACTTCAACAGGTCCTGTTGGAGTATCAATAACTTCAGCTGATTTTGTTTTTTCAACTTCTATTATTTCTTCACCTGGTATTTGTGTTTGATTTGTATTTGGTAATGGTTTGTCAATCTCAGCCATTTGTCATCCTATCTTTTTTTGAATAAAGTTTCAACACCCGACCCACTGATATCAGGTATTTCTATTACTGTCAAACTAACCTGTCCACCATCTTTTAATCCAATATAACCACCATCTGCATTTAAAGATCTTGAAGGCTTGCCACCTGTTTTTAAATTTTTAAGAATTGTTTCTAATTCTAAAACTCCTTGTTCAGTTGGTTTAATTAAATCATCACTAAGACCAACACTTTGTCTCATGGACTCTGTAAGGCCTTTTACAAAAGTTTCTGCTGTCTCTTTATCTACCCCCATTTTTACAGCCTCATCCATCATTATTTTATTTTGTTGTTGTATAGTTAAATTGGATTTTCTTAAATCTTTAGCCATACTTAATAAATACGAAACTATATCTACTCTTGCAGACTGTGCGGTATTTTTAAAATCTTTTATCTTATCGGTTGCCATAATACCTTCTTTGACATCTGCTTTTAAAAATATGTTGGGATCATCTAAAAGTCTATCTACTTTTTTAGGATTAAACCTGCTCAACATTTCAGAGGGTTTTTCTAAACCCTTTTCTTTAGCTGCCATTTTTATTAGCTGCCTAAGCAAACCTGCACCTTTTGGAAGCGAGCCTCCCATAAACATACCAACTCTTCCTCCATTAGCCATATCTTCAGGTGTAACATTTTTTATGTTTTCCATTATTTCTTCCATGTCTATTATCAGACTAGATGGTTCTATTGGTTCAGGAACTTTAAATCCTTCATACGCGTAAATCTCTGCTATTTGATCATCAGCTAATTCTAATAATTGTTTTTCTGTATATCTACCTGTTTTGATAAGATCTAAAGTCATTTTAGCTGCATCTTCGCTGTAGTACTGTGGTCTTTTAAATAATTTTAATGCACCTAATCCTTCTTTTACTATTTTACCTTTAGCATATCCAACTCTTCCTCCGTCAGCTTTTTTACCTCTTAATATTCTATTAGCTGCATCTATCATTTTTGATCTTTTGCCTCGCATTTTAGTTTTTCCCATTTCTTTCATAAGTTTGGCTTTTTCTTTTATGTCTGCACTACGAGGTTCTAATTCTAAATCTGAATAAGCAAAAGCCCCAGCCTCCTCATCTAATAGTCCTACATTTACTTTTCCTGTATTAACATCAATCTCCACAAAAATGTCAGGTCTATCGGGGTGAACATATTTTACAGTATCTAAAGTTTTATCTATCTGATCTCCTTCGTCGACAACTTTTTTAACAGCGTTATTAAAATAATCCATGCCTCTAGATACTCCTTCTTCTGCAGGTTTAAGCACATTTAAGTATCTATTTAAACTCGGGCTTTTAGCCAACACTCCTAAAGCTTTTAAAAAACCACTGCTCATTTATTTAATAGGTTATATAAGAACCCCTCCTGATTTTTATAATTTTTGTACGCGTCATAGCCAGATAATCCAGCACCTAATAATAAACCAGGAATACCTAAAAATCTAGATGCACCTGCAATCATTCTTGGACTCATACCAAGTCTTAAAGCTTTACTAGTTAGACCTGGTCTAGCTTTTCCAACATCACTTAAATTAAAATAATTTCTTAAGCCTTGTGCCATCGTTCTTTTTGGTGCATCTCTAATTACGCCCGCACCTCTAGAAAATGGCTCCATAAATGCAACACCAAGTGCTGGTCCAAGTGGATCTGTTAATATATCTGTAACACTTTCACCTTCTTCCAATCTTTTTGCAGTCATAGGTACTTCTAATAAAGCAGTCATGGCAGGCGTACCGATTGTAGTCAACACAGGTTTTAGTGCACCAGTAATACCTAATGCAGATCTAACTCTACCTCTATCTAATTTTCTTGCAGCTTTGTAAGCTCCAGGTATTTCTTCTGCAGCAAAAGCAAGTGACGTACCCGCTGTAACTTCTAATGGATTATCTTTTATAAAAGTTAATATTTGATTTTGAGTCGCGGGTTGATCTGTGTTTGAATTTACAATCGCACCAATATTTGAATCGTATTTTATAGGTGTGCCTATCTCTGGTTTTTTAACTACAAAATTTAAAACTGTTTTCTTTTGAGAATCATTTAACTCATCAAATGATTTGTTGTATAAAATTTGAGCAAGATCGTTTTTATTCATTATCTTCTCCTAGCTCTAGATGCCTCTGTATAAGAGCTACTAGATCTTCGAGAAGTACTAGGTTTTGATGTTCTAGTTGGTGTAGATCCTCTTCTGTCATCTCGAGGAGATACTTTTTGTTTAGAAAGTCTTTGAGTAATTTGTCTTGCTTCGTCTCTTGTTTTTCTAGAAGCTTCTGCTCTTTTTTGTTTTCTTCTACTTAAAAAATCAGCTAGACTTGTAGATTGTCCAAAGTCAGATTGTCGTATTTTTTGGTTAAAGTTTTTTGCACCCTTAAGCATTCTTCCCGCTTTTCCTGATGCTATATTAGCTCCAGCTCCTAAAGCTTTAATTGGAGTAGAACCTGTTACTAATCCTGCTAATGAAAGTAGAGTTGCTAGCCCCTCATCAATTTTACTAGGTGGTCTAAGATTATCTCTAAACCTATCATATATTTCATCAAAAGACCCTTCAGGTGTTTTAGTCCTACGCTCTTCAGAAAACTGAGCCATTGGATTTCTACCACCACCTAGAAGACCTATCTCTTCTGAAACTATTCTAGAATCAAACAAAGGATTACCTCTGTCAATAAAATTTTCGTTTATTTCCATTCCTCTGTTTCTATCTGGTATTCCACCTGTAAGACCTGCTTCTTCTGAAACTACTCTAAAATCACCCGTAGGATTACCTCTGTCAATAAGATCTTCACTTATTGTCATTCCTCTGTTTCTATCCGGTATTGTTAATGCGACAGCTTCTTTTATGCTTGGTGCACTCTCTATAAATCCTAAATCTCGTGGTGTGCTTGTTCCTAAAAAGTTTTCTATGTCTAATGGTTCATTTGGATTAGCTGTTGCTGCTTGCGCTGTTGATATAACATTTGGCATAGTAAGATTAGATATTCTTTCTGCTAATGGAAGAGTAGCACCATAAGCTCTTTCAAAAGCACTTGATAAAGGATTCTCTGCTCTAAAAGCATCTATAAAACCAGATATGCCTGAGTCTGGTTGCATTCTTTGTGCAGCCTGTATTGCATCATAAAAAGGACTAGTAACTAATGAAGTTACAGGAGCGAATACTTCTCCTACTACTCCCAAAGGATTATTTTCTACTAAATCTTTTGTAGCTTGTATGTTGTAAGTTCTTTGATCTGGAGCTGTTGCTTTTATTTGTTGAAAATTACCTTCAGGAAATAAAAGTCGTTCTATTAAACTTGCCATTATACTACCCCTCCATACATAAATCTTGACTCAGGTTTTCTCATTAAAGATTCTAATTCTCTAAAATAATTTTTATAAAATTCTACATCGTAGTCGATACCTTGAAAGTCTAATTCTTCTTTTATAATATCTACAAAATCTTCACCTGAAGTATAAAAAGGTTTTTTATTTATTTCTCTTGCTCTACCCATAATAAACATAACAGTGTCATCTTCTACACCCATCTTTTCTAGATCATCAACGATTGCATTGTTAACCTCTATCTTCTTGGCATCTTCTGCACTTCTAAAATCATCATAGCCCATGAATTCTTCTTTAAAGAATCTAGGACTTCTATCAAGTTTCATCTCATCAAGTTCTGATAATAACTCTTGTTTTATAGCTGTGTCCGCTTTCATGTCCGCGGCACGCGCTAATGTAGTCGCGGCTCGTTTGCCTTGTTCTAAATCTAAGTAACCACCTGGAAAGTTAGATTTATTTATAAGTATATCTTTAACATCTTTATTTTTAATTCCTGCCTCTCGCATTTTTATAGCAAACTCAGCAGCTTCACGTCTATCTATTCCAGGACTATCTTTAAATCTCTCTTTGATAGTCATTATTCCTTCTTCTTTTTTTGGCGATCCTAATTTTTCCATTAATTCACCAAAACTTTCTTTACCAGTTATTTCTACATTAGGATTTTGTTTTCTTAATTGATCTGAAAATGGTGTTTTAGTACTACCCATGGGCATGATAGTTTCTACTGCGTCTACACCTTCAAGGGTTGTAACATTACTTGGTGCAGACTCTGCAAACTCGTTTAGAATAATTGCACGATCTTCATCAGTAACTGATTTACCTGAACTTTTAAAATAGTCCTCTACAATATCTTGAACCTTTGCAGTTCCAGACTTAATACCTTCTCTAAACTTAAGTATACTTTGTAATAATAGTCTTTTCGACATCAGTAATATGTTCTCTCCGTTCGTGGCAATGCATTATCTTTTTCATCTTCAGGGTGAGATACAAACCCTCCCTGTCTAAAGCGCATTACCGCTTGTGTTGTACTGTCCACCAAATCATCGTTATCTCCATACGGAAATGATGCACATTCTTCTATAACCTCTTCAGCGAACTTTTCATCCGGCGCCCATATTACACCCGACTCAAATAACGGGGATACAGCGTTAACTCTAGCATGTTTGTCTTGTCCTTTGCTAGGTGTGTAATTTATAACAGGAATGCCCATCTTTCGCAACTCGTAAGTTAAAGGTAGACCAGATGCTTTGGACTCAATAATAACTGTTTCAGGATTCCAATATCTATATTGTTCTAGTGCTTCTTTACGTAGTTCCGGGAACTCTAATCTATCTTTAAATGCATCTAATAGTATTAGATTTGCAGGGCTATCATCATCTGGGTAAAATACACCCCAGGTAGTTATTGCACTATAATCAGCTGTTTCTTTTTTTAAAAATGCAGTGTCATACGATTGTATTACATGTTGTAATGGTGGGATATAACCTTTGTCCCAAACTCTCCACCACTCACGTTTAATTAATGATCCTTCTTCTGCTGTAGGATTTTGCATCCATTGCGCGTTCCACTTACCTAAACTCAACGACGCCTTTACGCCTTCTAGTTCCTCTAGCTTCCAATATTGTGGCCACACTGGTTTGTTAGAAGGTAAAATGGCAGGGAACTCTATTACCTCCCATTGATCTGATTTTAATTCTTTTTGTGAACGAAGTAACATACCTGTCAAATCTTTCATGTTCCATCTAGTCATGACAACTACGATTGCTCCGCCTGGCTGTAAACGCTGACGTGGTCCTGATGTATACCACTCGTAAGCTCTTTCTAAGGCGGTGACGTTCAGCGCATCTTGTTCAGAGTGTGGGTCATCGATAATTAACAAATCCGCTCCACGGCCCGTTATTGCCGATCCCACACCCGCTGCATAGTACTCACCTCCTTGCTCGGTTTCCCATTTACCCGCGGCCTGTGAGTCCTCTCTGAGTCGTGTCTTAAATATTTGTTGGTACTCAGGGGAGTCGATTAATGTCTTAGCCTTTCGACCAAAACGGATCGCGAGTTCTGTTGTGTGGGTTGTTTGTATAATTTTAAGATCAGGTTTACGTCCTACCATCCAAGAGGGAAGAAGGAAGGACGCGAACTCTGACTTAGTATGCCTGGGCGGCATATTAATAATTAATCTTTTTATTTTACCTTTAGCGAGTCTATTGAATTTGTCAGCAATTTTTTTGTGGTGGGGCCCTTCTATAAATTCAGGCCATACATGTTTTACAAAATCTAAGAACGAGTCGTGGACTTTCTCTTGTTTTGTTTTTTCATCTAGCTTCATGGCTAGTCTTAAAAATTCTTTTTGCGCGTCTGGTGGAAGTTTATCAATAATTTCTTGTTTCATAAAAATTTTTGCAGAATTTTTTTCAACTCTGTTTTCCTCTCATTTTCTTTTTACAGCATATCTATCTCTAAATCAAACAGTAAAGGTCAACCGTCTGGGACCCCTTTGTAAAACCGGGTGGGTGGGCCCGTAGGGAACAAGCATATCTTGTGTAGGGGTTGACACCCCTACACAATATGTAGTGTTTATTTATTCTTGATTATTTTTTGCGACTATTGTTTTGATTTTTTCAACATGAGGTACTCGTTCATATCCTACCTCATTCCACCTTAACCTATAAGTATCTCGGTTCTCTACTTTTACATCAATGGGAGTTTCACTCGGTTCGTGAACTGGTGCGATTGCAACTATTTCTGCAACATGCTTTTTTACAAAGTTAAAAAAACATGCAACTCTACAAAAATGATTTTCCCAACCTTGATAGTATTGTGGTAAAGGTTCAAACACTCTTATTTTTCTAGTTCGTAAAACCTTATTACCTTTAACACCTCTAATTCTATCAGTAGTGTGGTAAGTATGACAATCAGGATTATGACACCAATTATAATCACTCATCATTACCCCCTACAACAATTAATGTATAAGGTGCTTGTGCAGTACGATATCCTTGAGCAGTTAAATCATAATACCCAAAACACTTATTGCCACTCTTGGTTTTAAATTCCCCTTTAGCAATATCTGTCATCATACCTTTACGAAATATTGTTATGGGTTTTTCTAATTTTTTACCATTATGAGTTTTAGCTTTATAACTAATGGTAAATTTGTCGTTTGTTTCTAGTTTCATATATTATCCTTTCTAGGTGGGATATTATAATATCCCACCTTATAATCAATCACTAATTTACAGAAACTTGTTGATTTCTAAACATAGCGATTTTTTCTTCTCTAT